AATAGCCCAGGTAATTGCCCAGGTCCTGCGCCTAGAACAGCTTGTCGGCGCGATTAAATACCGCACTGACATAATCCGGGATCGGGGTCAGCGGCAAAATAAAATAGCCCGCAACACCAAGCCCGATCAGGCAGAACACAATCAAAACCGACTTCTTCACAGCAGATGCTCTTTTTCTTTGTCTTGTTGTTTTTCCGGGACCGGACCGCGCGGAAAAGCCCGTCAGGTGCAACAGGTCGGGGCAAATCCTGCGCGTGTCCCATGGAACCTCAAGGAAAAGGTTCCCTGTAACAACGCGCTTAAACCACCAAACCTTGGCCGGAAAATGACCGGTTTTGGGGCAATTGTGGCACTGGCCTTTTGGGGCAGCGCAATTGATCCCCGGCGGCTGCCTGCAATCACGACAAAACCATATCTGAAACAAGGGGATAAAAGGCGATGACAACCACGATTGATCAAAGCTTCATCGACCATTTTCAGGCCGATGTGCATCAGGCCTATCAACGCATGGGATCAAAACTGCGCAACACGGTGCGGGTGAAAAACGCCATCAAGGGCGCGACCACGGTTTTCCAGAAAGTCGGCAAGGGCACGGCCACCACCAAGGCCCGCCATGGCAAGGTGCCGGTGATGAATGTCGATCACGAGGCGGTGCGCTGTGACCTGCGCGATTACTATGCCGGCGACTGGGTCGATGCGCTTGATGAGCTTAAAATCAACCATGATGAAAAGATGGTTCTGGCCAATGCCGGGGCCTATGCGCTGGGCCGCAAGACCGACGAGCTGATCATTAATGCCTTGGTCGGGGCCGATGATGTCGTGCCCGATAATACCGAGGGCATGACCCTTGATAAGGTGATGATGGCGTTCGAGGGCCTTGGTGATCGCGATGTGCCCGATGACGGGCAGCGTTATGCGATTGTCGGCTGGAAACAGTGGTCGGAACTTCTCCTGATCGATGAATTTTCGCGATCTGACTATATCGGCGATGAAGACCTTCCGTGGAAGGGCACACAAGCCAAACGCTGGCTTGGCACGCTTTGGATGCCCCATTCGGGCCTTCCGGCCGCAAGCGGCATTCGGTCCTGCTTCTGGTATCACCGCACCGCGATTGGTCACGCCATCGGCTCGGACGTTCAGTCTGACATTACCTGGCATGGCGATCACGCGGCGCACTTTGTCAATAACTCCATGAGCCAGGGGGCCGCGCTCATTGATGGCGATGGCGTGGTCTGCCTGAAAGCACAGGAATAGCGTCCCCGAACGCTTGAACCCGTGGCCCGGGATCCCCGCCTGCGCGGGGATGACGGTGTCTGGGGTCGGTGCATGGAACGAACGTCATCCCCGCGCAAGCGGGGATCCCGACCCGCAAGCTCAAAACCAAACAGGAGCCCAAAAAATGGCAGAAGGTTTCAAAGCCAGAAACCTCAGTGTTCTGGCATACGCCAACGGCTTTACGCTGTGGCACTACATCACCCCGGACGTCGCCGCCGACGTCGACACCGCCGATTACTTTGCTGATGCGCGCGACATGCTGCGCGTCGGCGATTTTATCATCGCCAACACCAACCGGGACGCCACCATGTCCGGCGGCCTGTTTGTTGTCGCAAGTGCGGGTGCAGGCGGTGTCGATGTTCGCGACATGACGGCAATCGGTACCTCGAACACCGACTGATCACACACCCCCGATCCACCCCTTTCATCCTCCCTCAACCTCGCCCCGGTGACAGATGTTGCCGGGGTTTCTTTTTATCAACCAAGGAGACTGCTCATGCAGGGTTCAACCCCAGTGGAATGTGAAGTTCTGAACGTTATTCAGGGTGCAGGTATCTGGCCTGATTGCGATGACAAGACCCAGTTGCTGCAGGCAATTCAGGTTTTGGCTGATGCGCAAGGCATGAATGGTATTGCTGCAGCCGCTGGATACTTTTCGATGATGGGCAAGATGTCGGCGTCAGGTGCGACATCGCTCAATATCCCCGAAGGGTCGGTCAATATTGGTGGTAACGGGAAAGGTTTCATCATCACGGCTCAGACCGGGTTCGATGTATCGGACGCTGCAAACCATGACGGGTCTTTTACCAGTTTGGCCCTTGGCGATGACATCTACATCTACGCCGTCGACAACGGAGTGGCAGAAGCAAAACTGATTGCCAGCAAAAACGCCGATTTTCCCGACGGCTATAGTGCCGTAACCAGTCGCAAGATTGGTGGCTTCCACTACGGGCGCGTGCGTCCAGTTGCCAGTCGCTATGACACGGCATTTTTGCCGACTGTTCAGATCGTACCGAACAGTGTCTGGGATTTGAATCATCGCCCGACCTGCGATCCGACCGGTATGGTTGAGATCATCCCGGGTGGTTTCTGGGCCGACATCTACCTCAACTCCGAGGGCGGCGGAACTTGGCCGGAAAATGTGCCGGTCAGTCGATATGGCCAAACCCTAATCCGGAACAACGTATACGCGCGGTCCGATTTTCACCTCCTGCTCAGAAATGCAGGCAAAAGGCTCCCGATGGTCGAAGAATTTCTGACCTATGCGGAAGGTTCGCCAGCAGGCCAGGATACAAACAACGACACTGCTTGGGCCGCGAATTCAAACACTGGTCCAGCCCCGTCTGGTTCAGTCGCCAAAGCAGTGTCAATGTTCAACGTTGTCGATGTCGTCGGCAACGTCTGGGACTATCTCGGGGACCACTCGGACTGGGGGGATACACTTCGAAAGGACGCGACTGTCGTTAATGTTGGCCAGGACGCAAGTATTCCGCGCGGGATGGTTGACCATGCCGAGTGGAGGAATTTCGCTGGTGGCGGTGTTTGGAACTCTGGAGAAGAGGCCGGCTCTCGTTGCCTGCACTCAGGCTCAAAGCCTTGGTTTACCAACGGAATTGTTGGTTTGCGTGGCGTCTGTGAAGCGGCTTAAACGCGAAACTCGATAAAGACAATGTGTCTGATTTTTCTTCCCCGGCAGGGCTTCCTTGCCGGGGTTCTTTTTTGACCAAAGTTGGAGAATTTATATGCAGTGTTTGAGCCCGGTTGAAAGCGAAGTTCTCAATGTCGTGCTGGCGGCAGATATCCAGCCTGACCGTTTGGACGACACGCAGTTGTTGCAGGCGATCAATGCGTTGATTTCTGGCGGTGGCTCTGGCGGCGGTGATATCATTTCCGGCAGCGAGATCGGCTCGGTTTCAGCTTTCGCCATGCCAACCCCGCCAACCGGCTGGCTGGTCTGTGATGGTTCAGCGATCTCACGCACCGAATATGCCGATCTGTTTGCCGCTATTGGTACTGTGTGGGGGGCTGGCGACGATGTCACCACCTTTAATCTGCCGGATCTGCGTGGCGAGTTCGTTCGTGGTTTTGATGCCGGCCGTGGTGTCGATGATGGTCGTGTTTTTGGTTCAACTCAAGCTGATGGCTTCAAACAACATGGTCATACTTCCCATTACAGCTCGCAATTCCATGGTTATGGGACAGGCGGAAACTCTTGGCAGTCCAACTTCGCAGGTGAGCCTGGTGGTGTGAATGCAAACATGACGACGACGACCGAACTTATTTCGGACTCACTTGATGTTTCGGCAGGCAACGAAACCCGCCCACGCAACATCGCGATGACTTATGCGATCAAGGCGTTTTATCCATCGGCGTCATAAGTCTGACGGCTGATTTTGTTGCGGGGTCCGGTTTTCCGGGCCCCGTTTTTGTGTGGGGGATGTGATGGCGTTAAGTGATGTGGCGCTGTGTGCGCGGGCTTTGGTGATGATCGGGGCGGCGCCGATTTCATCGTTTGAGGAGGACGTGGCCGAGGCCGAGATTGCCCGGATGCTGTATGCGAGCGTGCGTGACGGGATGCTGGCGGGCTATCCGTGGCGGTTTGCCGGGCGGGGGTGCTGGTTGTCGCGGCTGGCCGGTGACGATGCGGCGACATCGCCCAAGGATGGAGGCCATCTGTTTGCCTTGCCGCGCGATTTTATCCGGTTGCTGTCGCTTGAAAATGACGGGGGCAAGATTGCCCGATTTGAGTTGCGTGATCAGGCGGTTCTGGTCGCAAGTGACAGTGCGTATCTAAGCTATGTCGCGCGTTTGCCCGAGGGCAGCTTTCCGGCATGGTTTGATATGGCCCTGATGGCGCGGCTGGCGGCGGAGTTTTGCCTGCCGCTGACCGAAAGCAGCACGCGGGCCGAGTATCTTTTCAAGCGGGCCGAGGATCAGTTGCGTGAAGCCAGACTTGCCGATGCGCAGCAATCCACCCCGCATGCGATTGATGATTTTTCCCTGATTTCGGCGCGGGGCTAGGGCGTGGGTCGGGCCTTGGACCGCGGGTTTGGGGCCTGCGGTGCGAGTTTCCCGCCTTCGCGGGAATGACGTTTGTTCCATGAGATTGTTTTACCTTCCGTCATCCCCGCGAAGAGCCTGTGCCCGCCAAGGCGGGTACGGGGATCCCGATCCACAAGCGTATTACCGTTATTCAATGAGGGAGCACCCCATGGCACGCCGCGTTCTGGAGAAAAACACGTTTTCGACCGGCGAACTGGCCCCGGAATTGTGGGGGCGCTCGGACCTGAGCGCCTATGCCAATGGGGCAGCACGCCTGCGCAATGTTTTTATCGAACCATCGGGCGGGGTGCGTCGCCGTCCCGGCATTCGATTGATCGATGAACTGTCAGGTCCGGCGCGGTTGATTCAGTTCGAGTTCAATACCGAACAGACCTATTTGCTGGCCTTTGGCGATAAACATGCGCTGGTGTTCGAGGATGAGGCAAAGACGATCTGGTTTGAAACCACGTTCGGCGAAGAACAGCTTGATCTTTTGAGCTGGACGCAAAGTGCCGATACGCTTCTGGTGGTGCACCCCGCAGCCCCGCCGGTGCGCATTACCCGGACAGGCGATGGCAGCTGGCAAACCACCCTTTGGGCCTGGCGCGAGACCAATTTCCGCACCAGCCAGCCCTATTACAAGTTTGTCGAACCCGCCGCCACCCTGACCCCGTCAGGCACCAGCGGGACGGTGAGCCTTACCGCGAATGTCGATTTGTTCGTTGCCGGGCATGTCGGCACGCTGTGGCGGATTCAGGGGATCGAGGGTGAGATCACCAACGTTTCCGATGCCCGGACCGCACAAATCGCCCTGAAGCAGGCACTGCCCAACACCAATGCCACGGTCGATTTCGTCGAACAGGCCTTTTCAGATGTGCGGGGTTGGCCGCGCAGTGTGACCTTTCATCAGGACCGGTTGATCATCGGCGGATCGCGCGATCTGCCCAACCGGCTGTGGATGTCAAAGTCTGGTGATCTGTTTAATTTCGAACTGGGCGAGGGCCTTGATGACGAGGCAATTGAATTTGCCCTTCTGGCTGATCAGGTCAATGCGATCACGGGCATTTTCGCCGGGCGTCATTTGCAGGTCTTTACCAGCGGATCGGAATGGATGGTCACGGGCGATCCGCTCACCCCCGCCAATGTGCAGGTCACGCGCCAGACCCGGATCGGTAGCCAAAGTGATCGCACCGTGCCACTGGTCAATGTTGATGGTGCCACGCTTTTTGCCGGGCGGAGCGGGCGCGAAATTCGCGAATTCCTGTTCACCGATGTCGAACAGGCCTATGGATCAGCCGATCTGGCCTTGCTGTCACGCCATCTGATCCATCATCCCATCGATCAGGCCTTTGATCCGGAACGACGGCTTTTGCATGTGGTGATGCGCGATGGATCGCTTGCTACCCTGACACTGTATCGGTCTGAGGCCATCACCGCCTGGTCGGCGCAATCGGTTGCGGGATGCGCCTTTAGATCCGTTTCGGTGTCCGGCGGGGATGTTTATGTCGTGCTGGAACGTGACGGGCATCATTTCCTGGGCGTGTTTGACCCGAAATGCGGTTTCGACCTTTATCGCCGCCAAGCGGTGGCCGAAGACGAACCGTCACGCAAACATTGGGGTAATCTTGAGGCACTGGATGGCCTTGATGTCAGCGTTTGGCACGATGGCGTTCTTGCCGATAACATCCCGGTTGCCGGGGGCACGATTACGCTGCCAGATCACATCGGTGCGGTGCCGGAGATCGAGGTCGGCTTGCCCTTTACCCATGAAATTTATGCCCTGCCGCCGGCCGCATCGGATGGCAGCCGCCCGCATGGCGGCAATGCCGTTCGGCTGGTCTCAGTCACCTTGCGTTTGCAGGAAACCGGGCAGCTTCGCGTTGATACCGGTCGGGGATTGCGCGATGTCGCACTTCCGGTATCTGCGCCACCCGATGACAAAGACGCGCTGTATAGCGGGGATATCACGCTGCGCGCACTGGGCTGGCGGCTGGGCAGTGGCGGGGGGCTGAAAAGTGGACTTTGGCGCATCGCCGGGGCATTGCCCCGGCCTTTTTTGTTGCTTGGTGTGGCCAGTGAAATGGGGGTGAATGACTGATGGGTGGATTTACATCAATCGTGCCGATGGCGGCATCGGTGCTGCAAACCGGACAACGGATTAGCGCCAACCAGACCAATGCACAAAGCCGTATTGATCAAACCGAAGCCGCCCGTAAGGCGGAGCTGGCCGAGATCGCAGCACGCGAGCGCGAAGACGCCACCAATCGCGAAGAAGACCTGCGTCGTCGTCAGGCAACCGCACGTGCCCGGCAAGGGGCTGCGGGCCTGATGGCCGGTGGATCGGGATCGGCCAGTGCGGTTCTGGCGGGTTATGAAAAAGCCACCCGGCAGGATGCGGACCAGAGTGCCGATGCCGCCGCGAGAAACCGCAATCGCATCAACCAACAGGCCGCCTGGCGTGAAAAGTCGCTGTTGCGATCTTCGCAGGATGACACTGTTGCGCGGCTGAATGCCTGGTTTTCAAAGCGCGATGGCTGGGGCTGA